TTCTGTTCAAGGTACATCAGCGGAAAAATACAAACAAGTATCCGGCATTGATTTAGACTTTGACGAATTTGTATCTAACTTAAAATATTTTTATGAGCATAAAGCGCAGTGCCATGTGTATATAAAGATTGTTGATACAGTCTTAGACAGCAAAGAGGATGAACAAAAGTTTTATGACATATTCGGGGATATTTGCGATACCATAGGTATTGAAAAAACTGTTCCTATACACGGAGGCATAGACTTAAAAGAACGCTCAGAAACACAATTTGGGCTTCCCATACAAGATGTTAAAGTTTGCCCACAGCCGTTTTTTCATTTACAGGTTAATTCTGACGGTCTATGCGTGCCCTGCTATTCTTTTGAGTATCCTCAAATTATGGGTAATGCGAACAAGGAAAGTATTGTTGATATATGGAACGGTAAAAAGTTTACAGAATTTAGACGTAACATGTTAAACGGAAATAAGAATCCAGTCTGTCAAGATTGCAATATAATCAAGTACCGCATGTTCCCCGAAGATAATTTAGAAAACGATATAGAGAGGTTGAAAAAACTTTATGAATAGAAACTGCCCCATTTGTCAATGTGCAAGTAAAAAAGTTTTATATACTCAAAAGTTCGGCAGTAAGGCAATATCCCTTATGGATAATTACGACGTTGTTGCGTGTAAAGATTGTGGTTTTGTATTCGCTGACAACATACCAAGCCAAAAGGAATTTGATAATTATTATGCCACTATGTCTAAATACGAAATTGATTACACTAATCAGAAACATAATAAAAAAATATTTGATTTTATAAGTGCCTACTTATTAAATGAAAATGCTCATATTTTAGATATAGGGTGTTCAACAGGCGGATTGTTAAAAGTATTTAGAGACAACGATTACAATAATCTTTTTGGAATAGACCCTTCAATGGCGTGTGCTGAAAAAGCAAAAGGATTAAATATAGATGCTATTCAAAGTTCTTTGTTCCATTTTGTTCCTAAATATAAATTTGATTTAATAATACTATCTGCTGTCCTCGAACACATAATCGACCTTAAAGGCGCAATGGAAAAACTTAAAACATTACTCAAGCCCAACGGTTTATTATTTGTCGAGGTTCCTAATGCCGCAAGATTCCACAATCACATACACACACCTTTTCAACAATTCAGTATCGAACACATAAACTATTTTTCGCATTGGTCGTTAAGAAACTTAATGGAAAAATACAACTTTGAAAAACTAGCTATGTCTAATGAGCTTAACGAAGTCAATCAGTCTGTAGACCCTTGTATATTCTGGCTTGCTATTCACAAAGAATTTTCTATATTAAGAGATACAGTTAGCGAGGAAAACTTAAAAGGATATATAGAAAAAAGTAAAAGTAAAGATGTTGAAATTAAAAAGACGATAGAAAAAAAATTAAAAAATCACGATAAGATTATTGTTTGGGGTGTTGGAACACACACACAGATGCTTTTAGGCAATGGTATTTTAGATTTAGATAAAGTATTTTGTTTTATCGATTCTAATAAAAATTATGACCAAAAAACTATCGAAGGAATAAAAATAGTTAATCCAGAAAGCCTACATCATATATTAACACCGCTGCCTATCTTAATATCCTCATGGAGTTATCAAAACGAAATTGCAGAACAAATAAGGAAAATGAAGCTTAAAAACGAGGTGATAAAGATTTATGAATAACATCATCAAAGAAGATTTATCCGTTATTTATGGTTCTGATTTGAACTGGTCAGAATTTAAAAATAAGACTTTTTTAATTACAGGTTCAACGGGATTAATCAGTTCTTACCTTGTTTATACGTTGATGTACTTAAATAAAATCGACAATGCAAACATAAAGATTATAGCGCCTGTCCGTGACCTTTTAAAAATGTCCTCGAAGTTTTTTGAACTTTTAGGTAATAATAACTTTTTACCTGTTCTTTCGGATATATCAAGACATATGGTAGTAGACGGAAATATTGATTATATTATACATGCTGCCAGTCCGGCTGCTTCTAACCATTACGCTACTAATCCCTTAAGCGTATTTAATGCCAATGTTACAGCTACTAAGAACCTGCTTGAACTTGCAAAGGCTCATAATACTAAAAGATTTATGTTTGTAAGTTCGGGGGAAGTATCGGGTAAAATAACGGAAAATTCTTCCTGTCCTAATCATTATTTATCCGAGCTAGACATTAACGAACTTGAATACGGCGAATTAGACCCATTAGAGCCACGCAATATATACGCCGAATCCAAACGTATGGGGGAAGCTCTTTGCGTTGCTTATACTAGGCAGTTTGGGATTAATACAGTAATCGTTCGGCCAGACCATACTTACAGTCCTACAATGGACTTAAAGAACGATAAAAGAGTATTTGCAGAATTTGTATCCAATATAGTTAATCACGAACCTATTAAATTAAAAAGTAATGGTTCTGCTACAAGAACTTTTACATATATTACCGATACTATCGACGGTATATTTAGGGTATTATTAAAAGGTAACACTGCCGAAGCATATAATATCAGTAATGCTGCGGGCAGAACTTCTATACTTAATCTTGCCAATATGCTTGCGGATACTTTTAATACTAAGGTTGTTTACGAAAAAAGAACAGGCGATTATATAGAGAATCCCGACACACAACGCCCAAGCCTTTGCACTGCCAAACTTGAGCAACTTGGATATAGACCCAAGGTATTACTTAAAGAAGGGTTTTCAAGAACGGTAAAAAGTTTTCAATGAAGACAATTATTGATGCGTGTTTTGAGGCACTTATAGATTTTTACCTTTTTCTTACTTATATTCCAGTTACGATAATTTTATTTCTTTATATGTGGCTTTATTTTTCGGCAGCATTATTTTTTAGAATGGTAGTATGTCAAGCCAATGTAACTCGTGTAAGTATCAATTATAAAAAAGAAGGAAATCCAAATGCTAAAGACGTTGAAAACTGATTACGAAAAAGGAAATTTAAAGAAATATAGCTACATGCAATTAATGTATATGGAGCATAAAAAGCTTTATAGTTACGCTGACTATATTAAAAATACTAATTGCAAGAAAATAGAAATAGAAAACGGCGAAGTTATTTTTACTTTCCTTAGCGAAGGTATGGAAATCAAAATGACTTCTATTCCTTTTGACCAAACAAGTGTTGCGTTTACTCATTTAGATTTTGGAGCATATGATAAAGAGGAAACAAGCCTTCTTTGTAGATTAGTTCACGAAGGTGATGTTGTTTTAGATATAGGCGCAAACGCAGGCTGGTATAGTTTACACTGGCTTAAAAGAGGAGCTGAGGTTTTTTCTTTTGAACCCATGCCGCAAAATGTTAATTGTCTAAGCAGAAATATTGAACTAAACAAAATTAAAAAAGGGTTTCATATTTGGAACTGCGGATTATCGAATACGGTAGGCTATGCAGATTTTTGCTTTGACCTTGAACGCTGCGGAGCTTCCGGCCTTAAGAACATAAGGGAATCAAACAACAACCAGAAAATATCTTGTCCGGTTGAAACACTAGATAACATAGCGCCAAGTTTGCATTTTAAGAAAATTGATTTTATTAAATGCGATGTTGAGGGAGCAGAAAAGCTTGTAATAGAGGGTGGACTTGAAACTATTAAAAAGTATAAGCCTATCATATACCTTGAGCTACTGAGGAAATGGTCGGCTAAATTTGGTTATCATCCTAATGAAGTTATCAAAATATTAACCGATATAGGCTACCATTGCGACGTTGCAGAAATAACAGACGAAACAGAACAGACTAATTTTTTGTTTGTTCCAGAAAAGTAGAAATAATTTTTACAACGTATTCTTTTTGTTCCTGGGTTAATCCAGGATATACACCAATCCAGAAAGTATTATTCATAACATAATCAGAGTTTTCAAAATTACCGATAAATCTTTTATTTACTCCAACCATACAAGGGTGTTTAAGAATATTACCCGCAAACAAAGGTCGTGTCTGTATACCGTTATCTTCAAGGTGCTTAACTATCTGATTACGAGTAAATCCGGCATCGAGTTTTACTGTTAAAATAAATCCAAACCAGCTAGGATATGAAAGGAATTCAGCCTCTGGTAATATAAATTTATCCCTAAACTTGTTTAACTGCCTATGGTAATACAGCCAATTTTCTTTTCTGGCCTTTACAAAATCATAAAGCTTTTCAAGCTGTGCGCAACCTATTGCACCCTGAAATTCTGTAGCTTTCAAGTTATAACCAAGTCTTGAATATATATATTTATGGTCGTAGTTATATTGATTATCAAATCTATGCCCGCAAGCATTATCATGTCCAGACTGGCAAGTGCAATCGCGCCCCCAATCTCTTAATGATAAAATTATTTTATACAAAGTATCATTATTAGTATATAATGCTCCACCTTCGCCTGTTGTGATATGGTGTGCTGGATAAAAACTTGATGTTCCAATATCGCCGAAAGTACCTGTATATTGACCGTTATATTTACTACCTAAGCTATCGCAATTATCTTCGACCAACCATAAATTATGTTTATCACAAAATGTCTTAACTGCCTTTATATTAAAAGGATTACCCAAAGTATGAGCAATCATAACAGCTTTGGTTCGATTAGATAACGCTTGTTCTAATAAAGTAACATCTATATTATATTCTGGTATTGTTATATCAACAAAGACAGGTATAGCGCCAAACTGTATAATCGGAGCTATCGTAGTAGGGAAGCAGCAGGCAACCGTTATTACTTCATCACCCCTTTTAATCGCTTTTTCGCCTAACTCAGGCTGTGTCAGTGCCATAAATGCAAGCAAATTGGCTGAACTGCCGGAATTAACCAGCGCACAATGTTTTATATTTAGTATAGCAGCGAGCTGTTTTTCAAATCTGTTGCAAAATTTACCATGGGTAAGCCAGAAATCCTGAATTGCCTCTGCTAAATTTTCCTGTTCTCTTTGGTTATAGATACGTCCGGCATATGGAACTTTAATCACGTTCATAATCCTCAATTTGTTTTAAACATAACTCGTAAAGATTGTCGCCCTCTAAATAAACTTTGTACCAATCAATAGTTTTTTGCAAAGCTAATTCTATACACCATTTAGAAGTCCAGCCAAGCTGAATTCGAGATTTAAAAGAATCTAGCTTTAAATATTTTGTTTCTTTTAAAGTATTATCTATTTTTATCTCGTATTTTGCTTTAAGTTGTTTACTGAATTTGTCAACTATATAACTCACGGAAATAGAATCGTCGATAGATGCTCCGAAATTCCACGCTTGAGCGTATTCAGTAGATTCATATAATCTTTGTGCAAGTAACATATAGCCTGACAAAGGTTCAAGAACATGTTGCCATGGCCTTACTGAATCAGGATTGCGAATTATAACGGTTTCATTTTTTTGGACAGCCCTTATTAAATCTGGTATAATTCTGTCTTTTGCAAAATCCCCACCACCGATTACATTACCTGCTCTGGCTGTTGCTACAGGAAGGTTAAACGCCTCTCTATATGACTTTGTAACAAGCTCGGCGCATGCTTTGGAACTTGAATAAGGGTCATGACCGCCTAGCCTGTCTTTTTCTGTGTAACCTTTGGTTTGTTCTAAATTTTCATATACTTTGTCGGTTGTTACTATAATTATAGATTTGACATGTTTTGAGTGCCTACAAGCTTCAAGAATATTAACTGTACCCATAATATTAGTTTCAAGTGTATGCGTAGGCTCGGCATAAGATTCTCTTACAATAGCATGGGCAGCCATGTGAATTACTATTTCATTATCCGCAAGAGCCTGTTTTAAAAATATTAGATTCCTAATATCGCCGATAAAAGTTGTATTGTTTTTTAAATCAAGAACATTAGCAAGTCTAAAAAGATTTGGTTCTGTAGGCGGCTGTAATGAGTATCCTGTAACCTTAGCACCTAACCCGGTAAGCCATATAGTCAGCCATGCCCCTTTAAAGCCACTGGCTCCGGTAATTAAAACTTTTTTGCTATTCCAAAATTTTAAGTCCATAACTTCCATGGTGCTTTGCCAGTATTCCATAATTCTTCGAGATGATTTTTATCCCTTATTGTATCCATAGGAAACCAAAACCCTTGATGCTTGTAAGCTACAAGCTGATTATTATTTATAGCTTTATCCATAGGCTCATGTTCAAGAATTGTACTATCTCCGTCTATATAATCCAAAAATTCAGGCTCTACAACCATAAAACCGGAATTAACCCACAAATTATCACCTTTAGGCTTTTCCCTGAATCCTGTTATTAAATTATTTTCTGCTATATCAAGCGAACCAAATCTGCCAGTAGGTTGCGAAGCTGTTACAGTAATTGTTTTTTTATTGGTATTATGAAAATTAAGCAAGTCAGGTATATTAACATCAGAAACACCGTCGCCATAAGTAAGCATAAACTTTTCATTGCCGATATACTTTTTAACACGTTTTAAACGACCTCCTGTCATTGTTTTTAATTCCGTATTCACCAAAGTGACCCGCCAGGGTTCAGCGGTTTGTGAGTGAATAATTTTTTTATCCTTAGAAGTAAAATCGAAAGTAACATCAGACTCATGCAAATAATAGTGGGCAAAGTATTCTTTAACATAATCCCCCTTATATCCAAGACAGATAATAAAATCGTTAAAGCCGTAATAGCTATATAATTTCATGATATGCCAGAGGACAGGTTTCCCGCCTATAGTAACCATTGGTTTAGGCTTTGTTTCTGTTTCCTCGCTTAATCTAGTACCTAGGCCACCAGCTAATATGATAACTTTCATTTAATGTACCGTAGTCCTATTAAAGCGGCTGAACCAATAACAACCCATATACAACGCCCCCGCCATTTAGAAATGTCAGCGTCTTTGCGTTTAACAACATCTTCAAAATCCGTTTTTATACTTGTCAAATCTATCTTGTATTGTTCTCGCTCTGCTGTTACTTGATTCAATTTGTTTTGTAAGTCCGTCAACATCAGAGGATATACTTTGACTTTGTTGTTTAATGCTATCAACGATTTTTTGGATATCGTTATATCGTTGAGTAATTTCAGATTCTCGTTTGATTGCAGAATCCAGTTTTGATTGCAAGTCTCTAGTCTTGTCTCGCACGACACTATCGGTGTTGCTGTTACCCCACCAATATCCGATTGTGCAAATAATGCAAAAGACAACAACATAAAAAATAATATTACTAATAATTTTTCTGTTTTTATCCACATATTACCCCAACTTGTTTTTTATGATTTTACAAACAACGTAAAGAATTATTCCACCTATTACAAACCCTAAAAACCAACTCATGTTATTGTTCTCCTTTTTTATCAAATCTGCCTATTTTTTGTACTACACTAATACCAGCAAACAAGCCTAAAGACCATAAGCTTATTGTTACAAAGTTGTCTTCATTAATTTTATTACAGAATCTAAGAATTAAAGAAATTAAAAATATTTCTTGTGCAAAAAAATATTTACGTCCACCAAACCAGTCATAAACTTTTTTCACTGTTTTAACTCAATATGCCAAGCATCTTGAAAATCATCATTGCGTATGTCGTTATCTCCGTTCCAATCTGCTCCTACTCTTATTTTAATATCCATAGCTGCTGCTAACCCTACTATTATTCCGAGAAGATAATATACTTGTTCAATGTCTTTAGGTTTAGTCATATCTGGATAAGGACAAGGGGCTATGTCTACAGCCTCGCTAGGATAAGATAAATGTTTAGAATTAAGCGTTTTCGTCTTACCTTCGTCTAATAATTCTTTTTGACGCTCGGCAGTTCTATGTCCTTCCGTAATACTAAAATCAACAATCTTGATAGCAGAGCATAAAACACGTTGTAATTTGGGATGAATACCACTCATTAAGGTTTTTGATTTATCACCGAATTGAGGCATCTTTAACCCCCTTGAACCGTATTTAGAATATCTTCCTTGAGTTTAATGTGTTTAAGTTGGCAAGCATCACCTGTGCTTTTTTCAAGTCCCGTAATTCGTTCTTCCGTTTTTCTTTTAAATTCTCTATCGCTGACGACATAATTAGACAGGACAAACCAAACGCCAGAAAGAAATAGGCTGGCAAAACCCAAAAATTCCATAAGTACCTCTTGCTAAACATGATGTTAAAACCTCATACTATAAATGATTGACGACCTTAAAGTCAGGTGCGTCAGTAACAAACAATGCTAAAACCTTTGCCACTACTCCGTCTAATACTAAATTTTCAACAAGTGATAAAGAAACAGCATGGAAATCAAAATCAACTCTTTCATCCATGTTTTCTTTGCTGTAGTTTTTTTCATATATATCTATGATAGCTTGGTATTCAGCTTTAAGAGCATCATACTTTTCGTTAAATACCTTTTCGTTTGTGGTAAGTTTGAATTTTTGCTGTGGCGGTGTACCTTCCATTATAGGCTTGCCCACTTCGTCCTTGTCTGCGTATTCTTTAGCAAGGGCTATACGCTTTTCATTAAATTCTATAAACTCTTTACTTGGTTCAAGAGCTTTTTTAATTACTTTAGCTTCGTCGTCAATGAGTTTCTGGTTTTTTGTAATTGCGTAATTTACTTTGAATGGTGCGTTTTTGATACTTAAAATAGCTTGTTCAAAATACTGTTCAAATTCTAATACTTCGGTTCTAGTTAGTGATGCTTTCATTAATAATCCTCCTTAAAAAGATTTAGGTCATTGTAACATTATGTTTCTAAAAACTCTATTAAATCCTTTATATAGTATTCGTGAACTCTACCACCTGCCCCCACACCTGTAGGGTCGTCTCCTCCATAAGATATATTAATTCCTAACCCTTCAAGATAAGTTCTCATTTGTTGTAAGCTATAATTGTGTAGGCCAGACTCATAATGATTCCGACAAAGGCGTATATTTATCCCTTTACTAACTCCTACTTGCACAAGATGTGCAAGCTCAATTCCTGATGTCTCGTATCTTTTATCCGTCGTAACAACATCAGGGTCTTGCGCTGTCCATGCGGGTGCGAAATATCCAGCGATGTAAGCTTTTTTCAAATTAGCCCTTGAATTAATTAGATAATGATACATTCTTTGTGCGCCACCAGATAAACCCATGCCGTATATTTTATCAAAATTTAATAATAACGCTTTTTCAACAATCATCGTATCTTCTAAAGTATGTAATATTGTGTCTTTCGGTAAAATAGTATAAGAACTTTCACTTAAGCCAGCGGTGTTATAACTATCATCGTAAGTAATGATTTCATATCCCATAGGCGCTATTCTTGCCAAAATTTTAGCTTCTGCATATCCTCCTAACCCAGTTAACCCCATAGACAATTTTGATGGATAATCTCCAAAATGTCCGTTTATATTAAAAATAACTTTCCCTTGACCTGCGTCTACATTAATATGATAGGCAACTATGGTTTTGGTACCAGACGTGATTGTATATTTTTTTACAATTGACCTTATAGCTCTTTGAAATCCTATTGTATAAGTCTCCGTAGAAATATTTTCTATAACAGGGGCTTTATTAATATTTAAAAGACTGTTATATAAACTTTTTATTTCATCTACGGTTTTAGTTGATATTGCTTTTACGCCACCTGCTGCTTGTAATTCTGCTAATCCTTTTGCTAAAGTCCAATTATTATTTGAAGGTCTTAAAACTTCATTTAATGTTGCAATATCATAATCAAGATTGTTACTATAAAAAAGGGGCAAAAAAGAGATAAAGCAATTAGCCATTTTAAAAAATTGTTTGACTTTCTAATTCTAACGAACCAGCAAGCCTTACCCCTGTATAATTCCCACCTGACCATATTGTTATTGTATTCGCATTAGGGTCTGGAGAACCAGTCATCCAAGTTCCTCCAGAATTATCGCCAAATAAGGGAACATAATTACCAGATACATTTTTAAAGACGACACCTGTAATTGCTATTACGCCATTACCGGAAGCCGTTGAAGAGCCAAAAGCTCCTATTATTTTTAAATCTTCTAAAAACAAAGCAGCCGTTAGAGCTTCCAATCTTACATAAGCTATGGCTCTAGTCGTTGTCCAATTTGTACCGCCAGAACTATAACTAACTGTTGGATTAAAAATTTGACTTTGTTGTATTTTTCCTTCAACCATTTTCCATGTAGCATTTGCCGTTGTTCCTCTAAGTTCTACAGTGCCACCAGGTACTATATAAATAGGAGCATTAGTTGATAGACTATCAATAGTATCGCCCGAAGCTGGGTAAACCGTAGCTATCTTTACACCGTTATTAATAACTCTAATTTTATAATTTAAAGCAAAAGCAGCGGGCAAAGTAACACCATAATTAGACGTTGCACACATCGTAATTATATTAATATTTGAGGTTAAAGAAACTGCGCCTTGTCCGTTACCTGCTGTAATACTGTCTGTTAATGTATCCGACCCAGTAGCCAAGCCGTCACTTAATGCTTTTTCTGTAACAGCCAAAACTTGTGAAGTTCCAGAATAACTATTAGAAAGTTGCACAGCCCCTTTAACCGAGGTTGTAGCATCAGCAATAGATATTACAGCAGCCCCGCCTATGACTTGTCTTGTTTGGTCAAGCGCAATAGGACTTGTGGCGGTTAGATTTCCTTTTGTTAAGCTTGGCTCATAGGTAGCAGTATCAAGAGCAAAAGTATTAGCCGAAGTCATTTTTACAAAAGCAGTTGCAGAATAACTAAGAGCCGCAAGGGAAGTAAGGTTGCTTGATAAAGTTTGATAACTTCCTGCTGCCTGAAAATCAGTTGCAGCATGAGTTGATGCAGTACCCAATCCATGAACAGAAGTTCCGGTAAGCCCTATATGTGTTGTTAAATTTGATTGTACTGCCGAAGCTGCTCCAGATACATCAAAAGCCGTATATGCGTAAGTAGCAGCACTTCCTAATACAGTTGTGTCTAAGGCGAAAGTTCCGGTAGCGGTCATTTTAACAAATGATACCGAAGCAAACGACAAAGCAGATAATGAGGTTAAATTTGCATGAGCTGTCTGATAACTTCCAGCAGGTTGCTTGCTATTAAATACATTCCAATCCGTTGAAGTTAAATAACCGTCTAAGCTTGCCGAAGCTGCGCCAAGCTTTGATTTGATTGTCGCCTGTGTTTCATCGCCTGTGTTAATTCCAGACAAACTGGCTAAAGATGTTTTCTGAGCGTCAGTAATATATCGTTTGTCTAAAGAATCCGCAATATCGGCTGTTGTTGCATCAACGCCAGCGGTTACAAGTCCTTTAGCATCGTAGGTAATTTTAGTATGGACTCCTGGCGTTATAACAATATTCGAAGCAACCTTAAGGCTTAATTGGTCGGATACAAGCTTTGCGCTTGGATATTGTACGTCTGTAGGAGAACTGAAAGCCACAACCTTATTAGCTGAATTTTCCGACGTATATCCTAAAGCCGCTTGCTTAGAATTAAATATAGTCCAGTCAGTTGATAGTAAATACCCGTTTTGCGTACCCGAAGCCTGTTTAACATTTATTGTAGTTCCACTACCAATTACTGCATTTGCACCGCCAGTTATTGTTAAAACCGTACTACCCGATTCGGTTAAGTTACCTTTTGTCAAAGTAGGTTCATAGCTTCCGGAAGGTTGCGCTCCAATGTCCGCAGGCGTTAAAGTAATGTTGGCTATTAAAGCTTTCCCGTTGATTTGGCGTGAGGTAGGAACATAAGCCGATAAATCCTGGTCGCCTGTATTTGAACCGCTTAAAGTAGTAATCCCAAGCTTTGTCTTGATACTTGTTAAGGTTTCATCGCCTGTATTTACGCCAGTGGTATTGCTCAACTTAACAAGGTCTAAGTCGGTGACAAAGCGTTTGTCTGTATAATCAATTATATTTGCCGAAGTAGAGCAATCAATATTTGGCACATTACCAAGTCCTATATCGGTTTTAGTTAGTACAACATCAGCACTTAAAGGGTGACTATTTATCGTCCTTATTAAATTAACTTTGACATCTAACGCTGTTTGTAAATCAGTCTGATTAGCAAGAGAGCCTATAATATGCCCCCATTCTATTTCAGGCAAAATGCCCGGTTGTGTCGGCTCTGTACCAAAAAGATATTTTTCAATACTTTCATCCGGCGCAAAATATTCCGTAGGCGCTGATTCGCTAGGAGTCGGTGTAGTACTAAATAAATATTCTTTTATTGTATCAGCCAAATTTTTATACTCCCTGTTTAGCCTCAGACTCTTTTGTTTTCATAGCCAGATAGAGGCTGAACTGTTTATCGTAAGTTATCTTTTTTATTTTATCTATCGGTATAGCCTCGTAAACATCTTCTGCGGTAGTGTAATTATACATTCCATTAAGTACACTATGGGCTACTTCGTTAAAGTTTTCCTCTGATTTATCCCAGTAGATAATCTTAACCCCCCAAAATTTAGGCAATCCTACTACTTCTTGAATCGATTCATTTGTAATTTGGTTCATAAATCCCCCTGTAAAATCATATAGTTATAATTTATCAGAAAAATATCAGAAAAACTTGACAAGGATGCCCTTCCTGTGGTACTATTATAGGTAGGTTGAGGGCAGAGAAAGGAAGGACGACAATGACAAGAATCGAAAAAATCAATGAAATGCTTAAGAACTTTGATTGCTCGATTACACTTCATCACAGTTACGAAAACGAGTTTGAAACAGGAATTGTTACAGCCACAGTAAGTCTTGATTCTATCAACTATGCTATTATCGCAAAAACATTTAAGAGACAGGACGTCATAATGAAACTTAGATTCCTGGAGATTACAGACTCTAACGGCAATTTTCTTAGCGAGCAAGCTCTTGCAAAATTGCAAATCAAAACTGAAACGCACCAAATTGAGGACAAAATTTACACAAAACTTGCAAAGCTTGCTGAATCTGTCCACGAAAGGATTATCTAAATAACCCTTTGCCCTCAACCAAAAAAGGAGGCTACATGAAGAGAATTTTAATTGTTTTGGAATTAAGTTTAATGGCTGTCGCTTGCGGGCAGGCGCCTGACTGTGATGATTGTATAAGCGTATATCTTTCTTGTAAACCTGAGTATTTATCAACATATGGAGGAGCATGCGGTATTGTAAACGAAGAAACTGTAGCAACTTGCAAAGAAGAAAACGGACAGTATTATAGAATAAGAAAAATAGACCCACGGGAACCTGACAAGTTTTAAATAATATATAAAAAATAAAAATAACCATTACTTAATCCTTCTATACGCCCTGTTTCTTATGGAGCGGGGTTGTATAGATTGAGTTGCTGAACCACTAGTTTGAGAATAAACATCAACTGTACCCGTGCCTAATGTACCTGTGCCTCCCGAAACGGGGGAATAATGACTATAGTTACCAGAGGCATAATTAGGGCTGGGAAATTGAATACCTTGGGTAACAGTATTAGACATATTGCCATAATCATTAATAGCAAAATGATAAAAAAATGCAGTAGTATTATTCCATTTAGCTACAGCATGACTATGTGCTAAATCCACCTGATGCGAGGCATTACCCACAACCGAAGTTGCGGCATAAGCCATAGAGATAATATCCCCAGCAGCTTCCGTTCCGTACCCAACAACGTATCTATTCGACATGTCCTCAAGAACTTTTCCGTTGTATACAGACGCAGGGTCAGATATTGTTTGCCCGTTGTGAGCCGCCCAATAAGCAGAATCAACAGTATTGACACCGTTTAGGTCGTCAAACCAAAGTAAAGAGCCAACTGGTACTAAAGCATCAACCTTAGCTATTAACGCCGTTAATATCGCAAAATTACCGTTTAAATCAGAACTTCCTAGTTTTTCCAAATAAGACCAAACTTTCATATTTTATCTCCTATATTAACGTAACATTATAAGTAACACTACAGCCTGAAGGTACGCCAAACCATTTGTTGTCTAAGGAAACCAAAGCAACATATAACCAATAAGCAGCAGAGTTTGTAATAAAAGTTAAATTTATAGTTAGTGTCTTTATACCTTCCGTAATTTGTATAACGGGAGGAACAACAGTTTTATTCCAAACATTATACATATAATCTAAACTTTTAACTTGAGCAATATTTCTTAAAATTCTTGCTTTAAGCAATGCTCTTAAAACTGTATCATTAATCGGAGAACTTGCTCCGTCTAATTGGTCAGTTCCGTCGAGCAAAGAAAAATCTAATATAAATGCTGTACCAACTTGTACATAACTCCTCGGAACATTAAATAAATCCGCAAGCTGCGTAAGCCAGTCACCAACAGCATTGTCAATGTCCAAAAACCTTAATAAATCTTCCGGTGAACCAGCAGCAACAACAGCATACAGCGAATCTAAAAACCTATTAAAGTTTTGAGAGTTACGATATTGATATAACATGCGGCTTTTTTTGTTCATTTCGACTTGCCTTTATAATTCTTAGTCTTACTATGACATATTTTACATAAAGTTATTCCATTATTAATATCCCACATTGGCTTATACATCATACTAGCTTCAAATAAATTAAACAAAGGGATATTGTCTTTTGCTTCTTGTATTAATTCTGAAAAAGCTTTAACATGATGAGCTTCCAAATATCCCCCTCTTTTTTTGCAACTTTGACATGTAAAATTATCTCTATTAAAAACTTCTTGTTTCCACTTTCGATATTCAAAAGAATGTCTTATTTTTTTAGTTAAAGGAGTTATGCCTCCTTTCCAAAATGAACATTTTGCCCCTTTTCGTTCTCTTAGTTTTTTTATTGCTTCTTTAGATAATTTTTTACCTAGATGTGATTTTATTAATTTTTCTATTGTTTTTTGATTTGGATGTCTTCCTGTTAGTTTTTGTCTTGTTATTTCTGGACATGGTTTCCCCTTACGTGCTTCACTCATTTTTTTTAAAGATTCTTCTGAATTTTTTCTTCCTTTGTTTGCTATAAATATTTTATTTTTAAGTTCTTCGTTCATTGTTTTACCAAACATAGGATTACCTGAACCTTTATATTTTTCACTTAGTTCCTTTTTCTGTTTTTCTGTCCATATTCTTTTAGAAGGGTGACAGCCGCACGATTTGTATCTTAACCCATTGTGTAAATATCTTTCTACTTCCTTTTTACAAACAGGACACAAAAACAAACCTACAGAATTATTTCTACCATAAATAAATTTAGTTCCTAATTCTTTTATTAATTCCATTTTTTATCCTTAAACTGTTGTTATAGTAATATCCACATTCTCGTCGCTGAGATATGCGTATATTCTATCTCCCACACTTACATTAGTTGCTGCAAAGCCCGCTGTCGGACTTGTTGACATCTTCAATGCTGTTATATCAAAAGGCGATACATTAACGGCTGGAAACGCAAAGAATCCAAAAACTGTAGTATATGACACGTCTTGTCCAATATCCAAATCATTAACAAAGGTTTTACAGTTTGAACGTATAATAGTATTGTAACTAGCGTCAGGAATAGCTTGTCCTGGTTTTGCTGTTACCGATGCTGCAATATAAATTCGTTCTTGTGTTGGTCTATCGAAATAAATTGTATGTGCATCGCCTTGTGTATCTGTAAAAGTACCTGATGCAGCTCCATAAGTAGGAGTACCTCCAGATTTTTTAACACCAATTACGTCAACAATTTCTTGTGTTGTAGAACCTAAGACAACAGCGTTAATATGCTTTGAAGGGATACTTCTTGAATCTGTTGTAGCGGTATCGTTTTCGTAAACAACGGCTTTTGTAGTATTAGATAAATTTCTTAACGCTGCGTAAATGTCGCCTACTTCGCCGTTGGCGTTTAAGCTATTTTGCGTTCTCAGCCTTAATCTTAATTCTGTGTCTGTTTCGTTCTCTGTACCCTCTACGATTGATGTTATCGCAATATCTGTTAAAGGCGATATTGTTGTAACACTTGAAAGTTTATCGCCTACATTTGCAGCAGTTACCCCGTTTAAAACAGCTTGCAGTTGAACACCTGTTTTAGATAAAGCATTTACCGTTACCGATGTTGTTGTTTCAAATATTAAAGATGTTCCAGATAGTGTGAATTGTGTTCCCGAAGCTATTGTATAAGGCTGTGTGCTGGACGTTAATGTAACTGTTAACAATGCCTTTGTTCCGTCGTTTCTTTCTGTACCACGGATAACAGCAATAAAGGACAAAAACGCACCTGACGCATTGTTTAAATTCATTTGATTGAATATATTTAACCCGTCAGTATCTGAATTTGTAAGCCATTCGGCTAATTCATTAGTCCATATTCCTTCTGGTGTTTCCTCGGTTATAACAATGCCAGGCCAGCCAGCTTGAAATGCTGCTTGTATAAGTGTTTTCCACTCTGCTAATGTTTTAACCGTATATCCAGTATTTGTAAGTTGCCCCATTTTTTACCCCACTGTGTGCTCTATTGTAACATTTTCGCCGGAAACTACAATAGTCGGATTAAATGATATTGTTCCGGTTGGCTTATCCTGAGTATACGCAATAGATTCAATTGACTGTGTTAAATCTACTTGTAAACATACTCGACCAATTTCGTTTATTTTATCTTGCAGATTTGAATAATCATTAAATATTATTCCGAAGTAATCCACGCCTAAAGTTTTGTCTGTAAATATCTCGCCTAAAAAAGTTCTTAACTTGTTTTTAGTAACTTCGGCAGCAACGTCAATGTTTCTGGTTGCAATTGCAAGTCTATTGTTTGTGTCCAAATAAAGGTCATTGTTTTGGTCTGTTAAGAATGTTTTACTCATTAATTAGGACTCCCTGATGTTGCTGGTATAATTGCCGGAGCCGCAAGAGCTGAGGCATTGAGTAACGTAGTGTGTGTATGTGTCTTTAAACTCTTTCCCCCACCTACAACATCGGTTGTTGCCGTTAAAGTTCCTGTTACTGTTACATCGCCTGTAATAGCTATCGTACCAGAATTGTCTATTTTAATCTTGGCTGTACCTGCTAAGTTTCTTAACTCCATAGCTGTTGCGTTGTAATCGGATACTGCGGTTACATCATTCGGAACAAAAGGAACGTAAACACCGTTATTAATATCGAATAAACTTATATCGTCTTGGGCTATTCCGTCACCACCCTTTTGTTTCCACTGCGTTAAATCTTGCTGGCTGATGATAAGCATGCCCGTATCACCAACAGTTACTGGCAGAGTAACCATTAAGTTACCTGCTCTTGGGAAGCATATCGGTACGTTTAATAGTATCGGCATAGCTATTTCACTAACACCTGCGTATTGTCCTGTTCTTGTATATATTTGTGTTTTGCTGTCGTTATCTATTTTTTTAACGGTAATACAAGGCTGTACATCTACCCGCTGAGTTGACGCATATACTTTGACAACTTTAACTATAAGCATAGTATTTATATCAGACTTAATCTGGTCTGACTGCATACTAAATTCTTTAGCATCGTTATAGTTTTTGCTAAAATCCATTAATTTACCCCGTCCATCCAACCGTCTATTTTAGTAGACCATTGATTCGTATGTGTACTACCGTTATGTACCAAAAACAAAGTTGTATATTTACCGACATACCTACTATCTTTAGTAACTCTTATTGTACCAATGTTAATTTTACTTGAAAGTCTGTCTTGAAATTCCAAAGCTCCTAAATTAAAACTTGCATACTGAGCATTAAGCAAAAACTTATCGCTAGGGTTTATATTAGGCTCTAAAAATATTTCTATATCTACACCTTTTTCCGTAACTACCGGAGGACGAAGCAATCCGCTTGCTCTGCTGAATTCAAAAAGTCTTACCTTGTCTGAGCCAATTTTAAGTATAACAAGCTTTGTTCCCCTTATTTCCCATGTAAAAGCATAAAGCCTAGCTAAATGGTCAAGAACGAGTTTGCAGTCCTTAAAAAACGATTTGTTCGTTATTGTAATGCCTGTAAAATCTCCCGTGTCCATTGCAAGGGTTAAGCCCATTTCTGTAGCCATATTTTGAATTAATGATACTAAGGATATATTTTGATAACTTTTTGAAAATACTAAATTAAGTCTGCTGTTTTTAGGGTCAAGAGTTGAGCAATATAAAATTGTTATTACGTCGGTATCAACTTTAGTACGCATAACGCTATAGATAAATCCATCAAACAATTGTCCTATAACTGCATTTTGTACGTTTTGGTGTCCGGCTGTTAAGGATATTTCCCTGCCTGAATCTCTTAAGAATTTAAACGTATCATCAGATAAATTAAATAGTTTTATTTCGGCAATACTAAAACCGTTTTCAAAAGTCTGTGTTTTACGTGTTACATCAAAATCAATTCTTGCGCCTATAGAGTTTTGGTTTAGAAATGTTTTGATATTATTTTGGGCGTCTCGTACTTCTACCTTGCAATAACGCTTAGGTATGGACGAAGGATTAGTTCCGTCTTTACTTATAATATAATTTGTAACTACGTCTAAACCAGCCATTATATTTCCCTATAGAGTTTTACTCTATCCCCTAAATCTGCTTTTGTTATTGCAGCGGTATTTGTTGTATCTGTATCGTATAAACCTAACCCTGTACCGATACCCAAATATTCTAAAAACTTAAAAGCATTATTGTTGACCAATAAATATAAACCTTCAATAATTGGTACGTCAGTGGAATTAACATAAACATTTACAAACCACTGCGTATTAAAATCATCGTAGAAAAGTTCAAATCTATATATGGTACCATTACAATCCATTTGAAAAGTTTGCTCTAGCCCTATTTGCAAATCAATATATTGTGTTGCCATTAGAAACTCACACTGCTAGGCACTAGGCTTGTTGCTAATGTTGTCGGAGCTTTTAAACCGTTCTGTACAGGAGTGTTTAACCCCGAAACATCTGTTGACGCATTTGTAACTACACTAAACTTTATAAGTCGTTTATATGTTATTCGTCCTCTAAACACCGATATTGTATCAGCATCTTGCATCGGCTCTATATCTATAATAAGCATGTCCTTAAATGTTCCCAGAGGGGTGATTAAATCAAAAGCATCACCGTTATATTGCGCAATCAATAAATCAGTATATTTGGCAGCAATTCTGCTTTGTGCATCAAAACGGTTGCCAAATATAAATATTTTACCAGCCTGTATTAATGTACCTATATCAAGGTTAGAGGCTATATCGGCAAGTCCAACTATGTTATTTATCCCTACGTCCATAACAATAGTATTAGGTAAAATAATTCTATGGTCGTTTACAATAACGCCGTTCTCTACGGGGTTTTCCGTAAGCTTAACGGAAGATTTATAGTTATAAGAGAATATTACATCCGCCTCGACAGTTTTAGCTTTTGTCGCAGGGGTGGTTTTTTGAACAGGCAGTACCGCAATAGTTTTATTGGTTCTAAAGATTAGACCCTCTAAGTATCCAGCGCCAGTTCTCGCCATCATAATTCCGTCAAATACGCCCATTATTTGCCCGCTGCTCCTCTTTTTAAATTAGCTTGCTGCATTTCCCTATTTTTATTGACCTGCTGTTGTTTTATTTTCGTATCAATATTTGAACCGTCTGAATTATTATGTACTTCTAAATTGACTTGTACTGCTTGCGCTGCTTCTTTAGACACTTTGTCTGCCCTAGAAGACATATCGAAATTCCATTTTAACGCCTCGATTCCGAGTCCTATGGCTGGAAATTTACTCATCATCCCGCCCCATAATCTTTCTTTTATTGTTAAATCTTCGTAAGGCCTAGAAAGCCTTTGTGATGATGTACTAACAGCATTACCTGTAAAATTAATAAAGTTTTTTAAATTCTCGCTATTAAGTAATTCTGTTAATCCGACTATAGCCACTGTTAACCCAGGCAACGCAGCATTAGTAAAAGCAATAGCCAGATTATCCATAGCTATAGACATATCCGCTTTTGATGTTCCGTATTTTTCTATACCTTTCCAATCAACACCGGATAAATCAGTCATTTTTTGAGCTTCGGCTATATATGAACGTAGTTGTTTTGGGTCTGTAAGCATACGTCCAAGCCCAGGAACTAAAGACTCGATTGCAGAACGTACATTAATATTATCTGTAGACGAATATTTTTTACTAAGCAATTCTAAATTCTTTTTCCAATCCTTGCCGAAGTCGGTAGGAAGTAATCCAGCTTTCATTATAAGCCCTGTGTCAAATTCACCGAATGGCGCACCGCCTTTAAACTTAGCAATTGATTTTAAAGCATTAGCAGCTTGTTCTGAACTAAGTCCAAATTTAACCATAGTACGTTCCATAACCTTGATTTGCTCCGCAGGCATATTAAGTTCTTTACCTACATATGCAAGGTTACGCAGACTCTCGGCAGAATCATCAACTACGTTATAGGCTTTTTTGAATGTATCAAATATCTTACTTGCAATATTTCCCAACGAATCAAGAGCAGAGATACCAGAATACAATTTGATTGTATCAATGTTCGGAATAATATTTAAAGCAAAATCGCCGATACTTTTCACTTTTTACCTCTACGTTCAAATTCTTTCCGGCTTAGATTATCGTAATCATTTTTGTAAAGTATCAGTTCGTTTAATATAAAAATATCGTATATAGTCATATTTCCGTCCTTTAAAGCCGTGTATGGTATATATCCATTAATCACGGGATTTAAAAACATGAAATCTAAATTAGGAGCTGTGCCTAAGCATTTGCTGACGAAGTCATGTACTTTGTCAGCAAGACTGTTAGAGCTTCTTTTGCTCTGGTACAACTCCCGTGGTACAAAGGGAATAACACCTCTGAAAGATACACAGTAATTGTTTGTTCTATAAACGGTACGGTGAAATCATCATCGTCCATTTCAATACCATTTTTACCGTCAACAAACATGTGTTCTTTCGCCAAATCCCATAAGTACATTCTTAAATTATACGCATCATCAACACTTGTATTTATCGCAGAATGTAGAAAACTTTCGGCTTTGATAACGGCCTGGTACTGTCTTTTTACAGACTGAGGCAGCCAAAGCCTAACCTGTCTACCGTCAATCTTACCATTAAATTCCTTCCCAACCTCTCCTGACTCTTGTACATCCTTAATCTTTTTGGTGTACGCTTCTACAAGGTCTTTTTCGGTTAGAAACAAACTTGAAGTGTGTTTCATATTCCCCCTTTATATTATGCCAACGCTGGCGCAATATACGCAGATGCAGGCATAAGTATAGTAAACTCAACATTTGCTTCAGGTTCCGAACCCCATTGCATACCTGGGTCTGTTTTCATAACACATTGAGCAGCAGCGATAAGTTCCTTGCTGTTGTTGTCTTTAACAAGTACGGAAAAAAGAACTGCCGCACCAGATAATTCAAGTGCTACTATGCCCTTTAGTTTTTTGTAATAAAACTGATTCCTTAATATGTTGACTACAAGTTTTTTATTCTTGGCTTTGTATGATTTATTTAAAAGCATATCACCAAAAGCACCCACAGCCTCAGTATAAAGATTAGGGTCAAGTGCCTCAATTCTTATACTGACTGGGTTAGGCCCGTACCCTCGTAGTGCTATCGTTCCAAAATCAGCACCCGTAAGTATTACGTCCACCGCCCCTAAGTCTATTAAACTCATTTCATTGGTTGGCATTTTAATTTCCCTCCGTTAGTATTTCAAAATATTTGTTAATTCTATTTTAATTACGTTGCCTGCTAAGATTCCGATAATACTTCCCCCTGGTAATATGCCCAGGGATTTATTAGCTGAAGATATATCTTTTGGAGCAGGTAAATTAATTGCGTAACCGTTCGGATACTTAATACCTGTAAGCTGGTCTACACCTGGTGCTAACAACTTAAATCCTACGGCCTGCTGGCATACTGTATCTATCGCAGAATAGAGAATATTAAATTCTTCCTGTGTATATGTGATATTAGGAAGTATCTTAAGAGTATCGTAAATTGCATATGTAACATTATATTCAAGCCAGTCTGCACCAACTTGTACGTTTATCTGAGTACCATTAGAAAGAACTCCGGCGTATGCGTTGTTACGTCCGACCTCTCCAAACGCTGTATAGTAATTGCAATACTTATCTTGCAAGTTCTGAGTATACGCATCTACATTTAAACCGAAGTCTGTAGCTGTCTGACCAGAGAACTCTTTATATGCAAGAGAACCTAAAGGATTAGCTTGTGTAAAGTTAACTGTTGCAAAGTATGACAAAGCAGTAACGTGTTTATACTCAGCCGATGTTGCAGGAGCATCATACATTGTAAAGGAACGAGCATAATTATAATTATACATGTCTTTTACAAAGCTTGTTGTATCCGAGGCAAGGGGTGCTGATGCAGCGACTATATCAGTTGAAAGATAAGCACCTATATAATTAATCTTTGTCGATGCTTCGATAGCTGCCGCTAATGCCGCTTCCTCGACAACACTAAAAGTATTGTCCAAAGCAAAGAAAAAATATCTAGGGTCTTGTAAAAGTTCCGCAATAACTGTAGACCATACCTCAGTTGAGTTGTTAAAGTTAGCAACCCAAAATATTTGAGGCTTCAGACCGTTAAATCCACCAGCGAAAAACTTTAAGGCTGCTTTGGAAACTTCTGTGTTAGAGCCGTAAGCAGTTACAATATCTGAATACGAAGCATAAGAATTTACCCTTAAACTATTTACCTCTGCACCTTTAAATACAAAAAGTACATTTCTAAAATCACGTCTTGTCTGTGATACAGCCTGTATAATTGTTGAAACATCTATAATACGCCTTATAGTAACAACTGAACTCATTTTAATACCTCCATTAATTCTTAAAATTTATATCAATATCAACTTTATCTTTAACAGCCTCAACGCTTGATGCTGCATAAATTCTTGGTTGTACTTCGCCTAATACTATTGTGTCCGTATAATTAAAGTAAAAATCAGCCTGAATACGTTCTGCCCATGCTGCGTTTTCTAAATATGTTAAGTCAATCATGTTTTGGTCGATGTTGTGTAAAGGCAAATCAAAATCACCTTTATTGTAACTAGCCTCGTAGTGCCTTGTACTTTGATTCAGAGCAGATAAATATACTAAAGAACTTTTTGCCATACCTTTAAGCTTGGATAATACATTTACTGTTACATGTACTTGCTTATGATAATCAATCTGCTCAATACCTGTCTGATGATTGATATAAGCATGGTCACTAAATGCGTTACCTAAACTATATGGCTCATGTACTTGATAATACAAAAGTGTAGACGCTGCTATTCTAGGCGCATTAGTTTGATTGTTTACAAAAAATGATGCACTTGCAGCACTGGAAAATCCAAATAGAGTTTGATTACTGTTGAATAAAACATCAAAGTAATCATAAACCCTGGATTCTATATCGTAGACTGTAATCATTCGTTCATTTCCCTTTCCATTGCTTCTAAATACTCGTAATAATCAGCGTTCTCTCTTAAATGACCTTCTACTATTGCTTTTACTATTTCTTTTGCTGTCTCTTCGTCTTTAACTATTTTTAACACGTCCTCATAATGTTCGTCATACTCAACTTGATAACCAGACTTTGAATCATTAAAATTAATATTATTGATAGAATCTTTTAAATTAATCATTTAAAGTTCCTTCGAGTAAGCTTGTTATTAGTTGCCCGTAAAATCCATGTGTTTCAAAATCCAGTTGAGATAATATTTGAAAATCTTTTGATTTATATTCGACGATATCACTTTTTTGAAATAATGTTCCATTTTGAAATTTTAAATTATTAAAAGTATATAGCCAAAAATTCTCAGCACTTCCATACTGTCCAAAACCTAAATCTTGCATATCTTTTGGTTTAACAGGAACTAACACTTTTTTCTGTGTTAATTTTGTTCTTAACAAATTTGTATCTCCAATGTGTCCTTTGTTATAAAGGAATCCTCTGCTTTTTAAATAAACAGTTCCTTGTATAAAATATTGGTCATTGGTAAGTTGCCTGAGTAAACTTATATTCATACTCATTTTTTAGTTACCCACGCTGTCATGGCATTACGCATAGTTCCGGTATCAATAAGAGTATGCGAACTTCCTTTTATAGCTACTGTTAGGGGTGAATTCGGAGGATTTGGGCTAAAGCTACCCTCTGTTATGTTTTTCTTTACTTGGTCTGCTGCATATAGTCCTATCTCGTTAAGAAAATCAGCAGCACCTCTATTTTGTTCGGCGCACTGATTTAATAAGAAAGATGCTTTTTTTTCTATGTTACGCATTTTTTCGCTGCCTTCCTCGAATGTTGTTCTTAAGAAAGGTCTGGCAGGTATTTTGTCGGATACTGAGCCAAATTCATTCTTTGCAGCATAGAACGCAATATCTACGTCCTCTTTACCTTGTCTACGAAGTAATTCGTTTCTTATTCCTACTTTCATAGGTGGCGACATTTTTCTATATCGTCTATGTTTCCATACAGCGTAATCAACTTCTTTAAATGTTGACTTGCTTAGTGCAGCATATTTTTTAATTGCTTTTGTATTTTGTGTTCCGGCAGGTATTCCAACCATGCACTTATGTTTAGGTATATCAATAAGTATAGCTTCGAGGTTTTTTTTAATTGCTTCCTCGATGTAATGCTTATTAAGAGGGAGTAAGTTCATACAATAAACCCCCCTACACTTCCTGACATCTTTTCAAGCCATAATGCAGCACCACGCCCGTATGCTGTAGTGTTAAGAAAAGAATTTAACGACGGGAACATATCGCCTTTAAGCTTGGCGATTGATTCGTAACCTACTGATAAGCCGTCAGCACTCATCGAAGTAGCATTACGAATCATAGTCCTCGCCTCTGCGTATCCGTCTTTAACATTGTAATAACTTAAAATATGCGCAGTGGTGTAAAGCACTAAGTTATTAACTGATGTTTGGGATAAATAAGTTATGATAGCCTGCGGTAGCATATCCATAGCAATATCTAAATACGTTGTGATAGTAGCGTCCGTTACATCTGCGCCTGATTCATTAAGAATCGGTACAAACTCAGGAAACAACGTCTTAAATTGTACTATGAAATCAGCTACAGCCACTTAATCAATCCCCTATTTTAATTATTCCCATTTCGACCATAAGGTTAAAATTTCCTACATGTTCGATACATTGTTCAATTATTGCCTTATTAACTTTTACAGGCTCGCCTTTTTTAAGTTTAAGCTTGTAAACAGGCCAATTACAATCTTCCGAACTAACTACACTTACATACAAATCGCTGTTTTCTTTTTCTACTGGCTTTGACATAAAATCCTCCTTTCAAAATGTCCTCCAATAATAAGGGCATGGGCGAGAACCACTACACCCACGCCCAAAGGAGGACTACGAACACACCACTCACAGAGTTAGCAACCTTTCAGATACCCGAAAGTTGTATCTCTGAATATATTCAATCCAGCTACAAAAAACTGGGATTGAATTTCATAACTAAAACCTTTCTTGAATACTTCGCTGAATGTTAAAGGCTTTGGTATGTGCAGAACCATTTCGTCTGAACTACGTTTAAACATGCAAAGTCTATCTTTTGTAGAATTTGTATCAAGATTAACAGCCTGAACACATGAGCGTATTTGTGTAATTCCAAGATACTGCTTAAGCATTTCGGCAATAGTTATCATGTTATTAGCGCCAGTTGCTCCGGCTGCTATTGTTCCGTAAGTTGTAGTCATAAGAGTTGCAAGGCATCTAGGTGAAGTAACTACAGTATCAGGGAACATTGTAGCATTACCTCCGGCAAGAGCGCATAGTGCAGCCCAAAGCCCCTTAAGGTCGGCATACATCTGATAACCAGAGTTTGAAGCACTATCAAAAGCGTAGGTAGCATTAAGCGCAACCGCTGAATTAACTTGGCTGTTGTTTAACAAACCTTCAACAAGGGTGTTACCCTGTTCATCGGTCATACCTGTAAATGCTATT